GGCATCATACTCCACCCACCCCGCCTGCTGCATTCTTGGCATCAGCCTCTTCTTGTGCTCTTATTGTTTCTAGAGTAGATTTTGCTCTGTCATAATCTTCTTCTGATATATCACCATTAGCAAACTGTTCAGCAAGAGACTCAAGTGATGTAAGGGTTGAAGTTTTTTCTTGTAATGACTTGGCACAATCTATTGGTCTTCCAAGACCTTCAAAAATACTAGCAATTCCGTTTAGAATACCATTAATAAAGTCACCAACTGCTCCAAATATTCCATTAATAATATCGTTTATTATTTTTAATATTTTATTTATTTGTGTTTGTATAAACGCAATTACATCTTGTATTGCTTTTAATACTGTTTGTATTGCTTCATTTATATCATTTAAAACTGAATTTATTTTATCTAATACAGTTTTAATTATATTATTTATTTGATCTACTATAAAACAGGCAATATCCGCAATTACACCAACCACATCTCCTATAAATCCAGTAATTGATTGTAATGCTCCCTTTATTTGACTAAATGCACTACTTTCGCCAGTTAATTCGCTAACTGCACCCATAGCAACATCTTGTACTGCATTTGTGACTCCATTTATAGTATCAGTAACATCATCCACCACTCCATTTACAGTGTCAACTACTTCATTTGCAGTATTCATTACAGTATTCATTGTTTCTGTTATTGGACTTAAAACAGTTGCAACTACAGAAGTTATGCCTTCTGTAATTGTTTTTAAGGAGTTTATAAGACCATTTGATTGTGATTGTAATCCTGAAACTGTATTTGCTGCAGTATCTAATACTGCTAATTGTGCCTTTAATGCTGGAATTGATGTTCTTACTAGAGTTAATGGAGTAATACCGTTTACGGTTCTTCTCCATACACCTGGTGCGCCAGGTTCATATGTATATGGAGATTTTGTTGGCTGTAATTCTGGTGTCAATCTTGCAAGAGAAAGATTTGTTAATCCTGTCTTAGATGGAATTGGTGGAATTGCTGGTGGTCCATTTAAATGGATTTGTGGAGCACTTTGTAATATACTAGTACCGGATGTTACACTTAATGGTGCAATAGAACCAATATGAGTAGTACCAACACTCCATAAATTTAATCGTTCTAAACCAGAAATATTTGTATCATTAACAGAATAGATATTTGTTTCGTCTAGTGATGTAAGTGATATTATTGGTGCAGTTATACTATAATGCGTTGGACATGTTATGTTTATTCTGCCGTCCTCTGCAATATCCATACCACCACCGGCTATTGAACCAAAACTTGCACCAGCAGTTCCTGATATAAAAACTGCACTACCTGAAAAAAGAGTATACAGTCCTAATACGGTTGTCTCATCTATTCCACCAATATTTGTAAATCTTCCAAGTCCAATATTGGAAAGGTGATCTCCTAAAATATTTTCTTGTTTGTTTAAACCGATATTATAGGTTAAACTACCAAAGGGAACCTGTGTTTCTTTATAACCACTAGTAACAAACAAATGATCAAAAATACCATCTACTCTAATATCTCTACACCCACCAATTTCATTAACATAATCTTCACCAACAACAACATGCATATGTCCACCAACTTCTAGATTATAATCACCATTGACAAAATGATTATAATTTCCAGCTTCTTGTCGAATATTTACATCGCCTCTATTAATAAGAACATTTGCATCACCATTCTTTAATCGAAGATTACAGTTTCCTTTATTAACAATAATATTAATATTTGCATTATCACCAACTTCAATATCAAAATTTGTAGATCTACCTGGAGTGTTTGATTGCTTGTCTGCATTTACTAAAATTTTTAATGCTTTATCAACAGTTAGATTTTGATTTCCATCTATATGGATATAATCATCTCTTAAAACACTTGTATAGTTATCTCTAACTACTTTAGTTACTTTATCACCATTTGGGTGCATTTCTTGAAATGTACCAGATCTATGAAATTGATGTAGTCTTTCAGAACCAGGAGTATCGTCTACTTCTATAATATGACCAGATTCTGATTCATACACTTTATTAAATGGATAAATTGTACTTGTTTTACCATTTTTTGGTTTTATTTTTTTGCCTTTTACTTTTCCATATGGAGTTTTTGGCTCATTCCAGTTTCCTGCGTTTTGAAATGGGTCAAAAGCAACTGAATTTGGTATATTTGGTAAAGACATATTAATTTCCCCCTGCTTCTCTTGCTACATTTCCAGGGGTATTTGCAGCATTGGTTACTGATTCTGATATTTTACTCATTGCTCTATTTCCAACATTCAATACATTCTTATATGAAGGTATTCCAGATCGAAGACTTTTCAAAGTATCAGATGGGTTTATACCTGTATGTATCTTCTCTGCATTAGCATTAGATGGACTTGCTTTAAATTGATTTGAAGTTACTTTCATAGAAGAAATTGAAGATGATGTGACAAAATTGGGAGGAGTACCTAATCCCTTTATTGTTCCAAAATTTACACCAGTAGCATTAATTACACCTGTTACAAACTTTGGAAAAAATACATCTGCTACTGGAACATTTACCTCTCGTAATCCACCATCTTCTCTTGATTTTGTTTTTAAATCAATAATTGTTTTATTAATTCTTGTAGAATCATTAAGTGCTAAAATATTTGTATCTGGTGTACCAGTTGCTTTTTTGTTTGCACCAGATTTATAAAGAGGTGTTGGATAATTATTTGATTGTGGAAAACTTGTAAGTTGCGCTCCATGTGCATCTCCGCGAAGACCAGCACCCTGTGGATATTCTCTTTCTATATCGTCTGTTGGATAATTTTTTAATTGTTCTGGACTTCTAGAATCTCTAAATCCTGTTCCATAACTTTCATTTAATTCTTTAATAGTTTGTGCATTCAATCCGCTTATAGATCCAATAACAACTGGCACTTGATATGAATTTGGATCCGCAAAGAAACCAAATACCCATGTTCCTTCTAACAATCCCACTGAAGAAAATCCTTTACCTGAGAAATTTGCAGATGTCGGTGGTTGAATAACAGTAGCCCAAGGCAATCCTGTAGTTGGTAAAATATTTTTATCAGAATCATGGTAACCAAAAACTCTAACCTTGACTCTACCTATTTCTAGAGGATCCATTCGATCTTCAACCACACCGAAGAACCATGAAAACCCATCTTTTCCTAAAAATCCAGACATTATATACCTCCTGCGTATTCACAATCTCTTCTCAGAGATAAAAATGTTCTTAATATAAATCCTAAATTATCGCCATTGTATTGCAGTGAATGTTTAATTTTAGTTATTAAGTATTTTCCTGTAAACATATTTTCGACTTCATTTGAAAATTGTGTTGGTATACTTGAATTCATTTTCTGTTTATTAAATAATACTACATCTCCCAATTGCAACCCAACATTTCCTCTTAATTCTAAATCTATACCTTCCTGATCCATTGCTTCCATAGAAGCATTTCTCTGCAATGACCATTTTTCTACATTATTCACAGGAGTATTTCCATTCAATGGATTTTCCTTTGGAGAAAATAGATAAGAAGATTTTGCATGATATTTTAATACCGTTTCTGGATGATCATAAACATTATTGAGTATATTTAGACTAGGATCTAATGTAGGATCAACTAATTGTTTATCATAAAAATGATTTTGTTTTTTAAATAACTCATCATATCTCATCGTACTTTTTGCATATTTTTTTCTTGTAAGATCAAAAGTCAAACAACTAGACGAATACATTCCATTTTTTAAATTTGATAATGGTGAAATTGGTTTTGTTATATGCTGAATAACTAAATATGAACCTTCATATGAAGTAATATTATTTTGTCTTCTTAGTTGTAAAAATAATCCATCATCACCAATTTTTCCAATAACTGGTTCTTTTAAAAACATACTTCCTAATGATCTAAAATGAAAATTATGTTCTATATCTTCATAAAATACATAATTATTGTTTACTATTTCATTATTTTTATTAACAGATATATTTATAGTATTATTTTGATTTTTGGTACTACTGTATGCTCTTGTTGTGAGCCACATTATACTTTGAAGTGGTGATAGATTTGGTATAATTATAAATTGTTTTTCTTCAGTATCTTCTAAATCTTCTATTTCTATATCAAGATAATCTTTTGCAATTGTTGATGCTATATTACTGATAGTATCATAATAAAAATTAGTAATTTTTTTAAATTCATTTAAAAAGATATAAGATGATGCAAAATCTAATATTATAGTCTGTTTTGCATTTCCACCACCAACAGAATTCATTGGTATTACTGTGCTTTTATAAATATAATATTTTTGTAATGATAATTCTGGTGGTCTTGATGCTGGTGAAGTTGCAGTTTTTAATTCAAAAGTTATTTCTTCACCTTTACCAAGAACACCATCTTTAAATAATTTAGATATTCTAGATGATGGTGTATCCCTTAATATTAAGGAACCTGTAACTATTGGTTCATTTATATTTTGATAAATATCAATTTGATCAATAAGATTTCGTATTTCAACGGTTTCATTATTTGATCTTAAAACTATCCCACTAATATATTCTAAATTTATCATGGAGATGCCATCAATGAATTATATTGTTTTATTATTTGTTGTATATAATTTTTATTTATTACAAATATAGATCGCTTTAAATCGTTCTGTTTCATCTCATAATCATAATTAGTTACAACATTTTCATTTGAACCGTTTATGTATGATTGAAGACTTCCAAGTAAAGGATCAATATATTCTCCATTTGATTCAAAATGGTGAAGACTTTGGACTTCATAATTGACTATTCTACCAATAGTTCCTATTTCTTCATTTGGATTTGATAGTAATGCTATTTTATTATTAATTTCAAAAGTATCTTCTGTTAGTAGTTTTACTATCAATTTACTAAGAGATGGATTCCATTCTATTACTTCTGCTTTGTCTGTATCTTGTGAACCGATAACACATACAATATCTCCATTTTTAATATCATATTTTTTAATAGAATCTAATTTTAAAAATAAAGAAATATAGTCACCATATTTTGTTTGCATATATTTGTCAAATTGAACCGATGATAATGGCCATTCTCTATTTACATCTTTAATTTGATTTGCTAAAAGTATGGTCCATGAATATTCTTGTGTATCATATAGTGCATCTGATAATGATTCTGGTGTATCACCTTCAACAATATTATATCTGTTGCACATTTTTGTATTTTTTAATTTTTGAAAAAATGAAATAGAAGCAGTTATATCTGTTATTGTTTTAACAGAATTAGTTTTATTTCCTTGTACTAAAATTTTATTATGATTTGTAAAAAACATATATTATGTTTGCCTTATTCCTGGTGCCGTAGCCATAAGATTATTTGCAAATACTTGAGAAATGTCAGGATCTTTATTTGAAATTGCATTCACTAATCCATTTATAACACCTAATCCTGATCCTTGATTAGTTTCTGGTCCAAATTGCGGAAGACCATAATAAGAATCTATAATTTTTGAAAATGCAAATGTTACATTTTGTGTCATATAGGTTGTATTATCTGCCCAATCATATTCTATACCACCAACAACAACAGGATATGCATCCAAAAACTCAACATTGTGTAATACTCTACTAGAAGTATCAAGTGAAGTAACTATTATTGATGAATTTTTAGTATATTCTTCATAATAATTTGCCCCACTAAATTCACTATTAAATGTTACGATTTGTTCTTGCCATCTCAATAAAGATGCTCTTGGTTCCATATTTGTCAGAGAACCACTTATACCTCCAGATTGTGATGATAATCCAAATGAAAAATTACCAGTTTTTATTCCAAATGAAAAAGAATCACTTTTTGCAATTCCTGCATCTTTGGTATACATTCTAAATCGTAAATCTACAGTTCCACCATAATTTCTCATATGTGGAGCCATTATTGTTGGCATCATATTCATTCTGTATTCCGTTGTTTCTATTGTTTGTTGTGGTATAGAAACATGCTCACATGCATAACTTGCAGATCTATTAGCTGCAGCACCAATCTGACCCATTGTGGTTGGGAAAAAAACGGTGCACATGAATCTACTATTTCTTAGTATTGTTCCTGCTTGTTGCAGAAATGCATTATAGTCTATTCTTTCGCCTCTTTGTGGGTCTGTTCCTCCAGTTGCAAGACCAAACCCAAAACTTCCAGTCTGTAATCCTATACTAAAGGAAGAACCATTTTGGATATTTTGCTGCTTTGAAGTGGGATTGAAGGTATCCACTCCATTTTGATATTGATTACTATTTTGACCCCCATTAAGAGGAAGTAAAGTATTATTGATTAGATTGGATAATAAGTTTGGAGCGAAATTTGACATATATTGATCTTAAGTTAAATTTTTTTCAGTTATTAATTTAAATTCCCAATTATGTTTACTGGCAAATTCTGTTGCTGCCTTCCACTTTGAATTATTTATACTCCAAGTTTTCATTTCTTTTAAAAATGTTCTATTTGACTTTTTATCGGATGGTTTTGGTTCAACACATTGTCTTTGTGGTTTTATCTCCACAAGATATGTTTTTACAGAATTATTCTTCTCCATGACTTCTATTATAAAATCAACAAAATATCTGTGGATTTTATTATCTAATGGTGAGATATATGGAATGGCCATTTCTTCCGATGCCCATTTTAAGATATTTGGGTTTTTATCACAAAAAACCATAAATCTTCTCTCCAATAATGATCTATAGATTATATTATTGGAATTTCCAACATACTTATTTGGGTTTTCTGGTCTATATTTTCCTTTATATGGCATATAAATAATAAAAAAGAGTATTCCTATAAGGGTATATATTAGATGAGTTCATTTCCAACAAATTATACAAATTACATTCCAACAACTGGAGATACGCTATTTCCTGGCATAATGAGTATGCAGTATGGTGCTGCCACTTATGGTCCATACCAAACAGCAGTTGCTACAGTTGGTTCTATTGCACTTTTAAATTCTACAACAGTACAAGTAATGAATCAAGCACTGGGAGAACTGAATCATACTATAACCAAACCAAAAATACCAGAACAATTTGTTTATACTACAAATTTGGATAAAGTAAAAGATTATATGGTATTAAGACTTTATTCTCCCAGAGTGAATAGAAATCAACGAAGTTATCTTGCATCAAGTATTATTGGTATGGTTGGGAAAGTAGGGGGTCTTGTAGGATCTGCTGCAAAATCTGCTGTAGGATCAGTAATCGGTGTGTCTGGAGATACAATTGATACTGTAGCTGGAAATGGTGCTAAAGGATTATTTAATGATGCTATGTTACCTGTTAATGATTTAGCGTCTGGAGGAAGATTAAATAATAATAGTGATGATCCTCTATATGATTACTTAGAAAATGGTGATAACAATCAAGGTATATTTGATAGAGATGCATTCTACGAACAAAGTGGTATCGGATCACGAGAAAATCTAGTTGATATCGGTAAACAATTTAAATATACAGAAATCGTATTACCAATGCCAGTTCAACAAATAATTGATTCACATTCTCATGAATTAAATTCAGTATCTTTAAATCCTACTCAAGCAATACTTGGAAGTGTATATGGTATTGCTCAAAAATATCTTTTTTCGGCAGGTGATCCTAAAAATAAAAAGGGATATGCAAATCCATTTGGTAATGATATCGGACAACTTTTAGTGAACAGTGCCTCTGCAGCAGGAAGAATGGCATTTAATCCAAATTTAGAAACTTTATATAGATCACCAAATCCAAGACAATGGGTATTTACTTTTAATTATTATCCAACAAACAAAAAAGATGCTGATAATTTTCAAGTATTAGTTGGTAAAATAAAAGAGCATTCATATCCAACAATTGATCTTCTTGGTGCTGCTTACAATTTTCCAGGAACATGTGATTTTGAATTTATGATAAATGATAGACCAAATTCAACCATGCCAAAAAATTTAAAACCTTGTTTTATTTCAGATATTCAAATATCATATTTAAATGAATCAGGAACATATACACATTTTTGGGATGGAAATCCTACAAGTACAAATTTAACAGTAACAATAACAGAAACACAACTACTATCAAGAGAAGATTTTTTCACAGCAAATGATAGAGATGAATTAGATCTCAAACGATTAAATCCAGAATTAGATAAAGATAAACCTAATCGTAATGTATTTACTACACCAATGACAGGCGACGCTATGGGACCAGTGGCATAAAAATTTAGGAGAAAATAATGATTGATTTGAAAAGTTTAGTATCTTTACCAACTTATACAGCAACAGTACCATCAACTGGTAAAAAAGTTTCTTTTAGACCATTTGTGGTAAAAGAAGAAAAAATAATGCTGATTGCAAAACAATCAGAAGATCAGCAAGAAATAAATTCTGCGATACAAAATATAATGAATAATTGCTTTAAAGATGATATTAATATAAATGAAATTCCATATTTTGATACAGAGTATTTGTTCACTCAATTAAGAATGAAATCTATGGGAGAAGTAGTAGAAATAGTAGTAAAGGATCCAAAAACTGGTGAAAAATTTGATACAGAAATGAAACTAGAAAATATAAAAATAATTAATTTAGATAAAAATAAATTAACTATGGATATAAGATTAAATGAAAATTTTGGAGTAATTTTAAAATACCCACCAATAACTATATTTTCTAATATAGATGTAAATACAGAAAAATTAACAATATATAAAATGATTGCAAAATCAATAGATAAAATCTACACTAAAGATGAAATAATATTGACAAAAGATATACCAGAAGAAGAAATTCAAGAATTTATAGAATCATTAACAAAGGAAATGTTTACAAAAATATTAGAATTTTTTAAAAATATGCCAAGAGTTGTTTATGAAGATGAATTAATTTCACCAACAACAGGAAATAAATTACCAATTTACATAGATAAGTTTAAAGATTTTTTTCATTAATGCTCTCGGTTGAAACTTTAAAGACAATGTATGAAAGTAATTATTCATTGATCGAGAGCAAAATATTTAATCTTACCGAATTGGAAGACATGACTCCCTGGGAAAGAAAAGTTTATATTGGATTATATTTAACAGATTTAAAAAGAAAACGAGAAAGCATAGAAGCAGCAAAGAGAAAAATGAGAGGATAATTAGGTGCCAGATAAAAACTCAAAACAAAATAATTTAAAAAAACTACCAACTTCTTTGCTCAAAAATAATAAAAATAGGGTTGATATTAATAATATTGCAGAATTAAATAATATAAAAAAAGAAATATCTCGTTCAATAAAGGGATTAGTTGAAAATCAAATAGATCCATCTTCTCCACCTAGACCAAAACCACCTAGACCTGGAAAACTCCCACCGCCCGAACGAGGATATCCTGACGGTAAAGGTAAAGATAAAGGTAAAGGTTCCGGTGGAACCGGAAAAGGTGAGGATGGTGGGGATGAAGGTTCGGGAGGAACTGGAAAAGGTGATACAGGAAAAGATGATACAGGAAAAGATGATAAGGGCAAAACTACTCCATCACAAACTGTCCCTCCAGTAATAGATCCTGAAAAAACTACTCCAAAGGAAAAAGATCCAAATGAAAAGGATATTCCTGTAACTATAGAAACAACAAATAAAAAAGAAACACCAGCCCCAACAGCACCACCTCCACCTCCACCCCCAGTACCACAAGTACCGGATTTACCACCACCAGAACCAGAACCACAAGACAAACCAAAATCAGAAACACCAAAACTAAAAGAAAAACCATTTAGCGAAACATTAAAATTATTAAACGATTTATTTAAGCCAAAAAATGTTTGGAGATTTATACCAGCTGATCCTGAACTTCGAGCCGATCCAGGAAAAATGGAATTATTTGATACTCCTGGAGAGGGAAAATATTATTTATCAACAAGTGATGCAAATGATCCAAATCCTATAGTACCACCTCCACCCGGTGCAGGAAATGCGGAAGATTATCCAAGACCAGATGCAAATAATTCAGTAACTATAGATTATTTTAAAGATGAAAAACAAGGAACTATTACACCATTAACAGATAAGCCTGGTGATACTGAAGCAAATAAAGCAACTGCTGGTTCTACATTAGGTCTAAAAGGTAGCGGTGGTGGTGGAGGTGGGGGAGGTGATACAGGATTTCCTTGGATGAATATTGCTCCGGGTGTAGATTACTTTACTCCTCAATTTACTCCAGACATGTATGAACGATTTACTACCGGAAAAGAACCACTAGTTAGTGAAGCAGAAGGATTAAATGCTATTGTAAATGATATAATCTCTTGGTTTACTGGAAAGAAAGAAGAAAATAAACCACTCTTTACTCCAAAAAAACCAGAAGAAGCGACAAAAGTAGATCCATCTAGTTCATCAGTAGAATTTCAGTTACCTGATTTTATTAAAAATACAATGGATTCGATTAGTAGTGCTGGTTCCTCAATTTATGATTGGCTTTTTAAAAAATCAGATTGGGAACAATTTCCAGAACCAATATATGATGAATTTAATAAAGAAGATATTAAAAAAATTCAAGAACAAGAAAAAAATAAAGTTCCTAAAATTATATTACCAGACGGTTCATATTTACCAGATTCACCATTTCGTCCAGATATGGAATTAACACCAGATAATCCTAATTTGGGAGATAGACCATCTACACCTGTAAGTAAACAAAATCAAGCAGAAGTATTACCATCTGATAGAGAAACATATACTATGAATGAAGGAATGGGTATTATGAATAATGATTATTTTAATAGTACAAAATCACAACCACTAGCAATTACTTCTTCTGGTTCTAATAATAAACCAACAGTTGTAAATAATTATAATATGATGAATAACATGTCTGCAGGATCAAGTGGAGATAATGGTGGTATGGGAATATTCATTATGTCTAATCCAGAAACAACTGCACAACGAGTTCTTTATGATGTGAATAAAGCATCATTGATATAAAAAAACACGCCCATTTCTGAGCGTGTCTTTACACAAATCTAAGTTTTATTTACTCATCATCTTGTGTTAGTTTTTCAAAGTAGGACATTGCATCCTCTTCCTCAACCTCCTCAACAACCTTCTTCTCAGCCATCTTGGCTGGCTTAGAAGTCTTTGGGGCTGAATACTTCAGTTCAGTCTCTGGTTCAAAATCATCATCTGACATCTCCTCAGCCTTACGCTTACCCTCTGGAGCAGACTTGAGGACACTATCCAACTTCTTAGACAGTTCATCATAAGACTTGAAGTTGTCTGCCTTGAGGAACTCCTGCAACTTGTGCTGCTTCGCCCAGACACCTTCCAGTTGCTTATCATCACCACCAAGAAGAGCAACAGGAACATCAAACTCGCTCTTGTCGTAGTTAACATAACCAGCAACCTTACGAATCTTCAACTTGAAGTCTGCACCCTTCCAGAAGTCAAAGACATTGGTTGGAGTCTCATCAGCAAACTCAGGCTGCAACTTCTCCATGATCTTGTCAAAAATCTTCTTACCAAACTTGAAAAGGAACACCTTTCCATCGTTTGATGGATTCTTTGGATCCGAAACAACCATGATGTTTGAAATGTAAGACAACTTACGCTTGCGATCACGGGCTACAGTCTTGTCATCCTCAATACCGGAATTCCAAAGTTCACTGTTTGCTTCACAAACAGGACACTTACCACCAATAGTGGTCGGGCAGTTCTCAATGAACCAACCACCCTTACCTTGGAAACCGTGTGAGAACACACGAACCCACGGAACATCCTCACCCTCAACAGGGGGAAGAAAACGGATGAC